ACTGCTCTACAGACATACTGCCGAGGCCACCCTGTAATAGGAAGTAGGTAAGCCCCATATTGATTAAGACCAACTCTAACACAAAGATAAAGGTCACTGTTGGCCTGACAATGCCATTTAAGTTAACAACCCACGATGACGCACGAGCCATGATAGCCTTGTCGTGCTCCAGAGCAGCCCCCTGGCGGTCTGCATCGGTCTGGAGGGCAATCTGGTCTGTCCTGATCTCTTCGACCTTCTGCTGGGCTATGTAGCCCCTCTCAGCCAGTGCCAGTTCACGCTCAGTCTGCATCTGTGCTAGTTTAAGTTCCTGTGCCTTATCTGCCTTGTCTTGGAAGAAGTTTAGAATCTGTGGCAGTCCAGAGGCTAGAAAGCCGATAGCGGAGGAGATTAGTGATAGCATAGGGTTCCTTAGGGTTTGTAGCCCATTACATAGGCAAAACTAACAATCAACAGTGCGGCTATGAAACAATACATCTTTAGTTCAGCCAGCTTCTTTAAGTCTCTGCCAAACTCATCAGTCAGGTTCTTGTTGTCTGCCAAGATACGCTGTTTAATCGTTTCTATCTCAGCCCAGGCAGCAGGACCATGCTTCTCGATGATGTCTCTTTTGAGTTCTTCTTCTATCTTCTTAATTTCGTATAGTCCTCGCCATTCTTCAACGGCAGAAAATACAGAGGTATCCTTTGGCCTGTTTAACTGCTTCTTGCGAAAAGCGGCTCTGGCCTGCACATCAGCCTTGCCAAGGTCTTGGATGTCCTTAGTGACTGACTCCAGTTCCTTGCCAACAGCCAAAGCCTCTTTGATGCCAGCGACCGCAGCCTTGGCAACTTGAGTGACTGGTTCGCTCATAGTTACTGCCCCGCTTGTTCTCTGCGGCGCAGTTCTGCCTCTAAATCCTCAACAGAAAATACAGGTTGTTCTTGTCGTGGCTCTCCTGTTTGTGGAGAAGACGGCCTAGCCGTCACAGCAGGCGCTAAAGAACCAGCAACCAAGGTATTGATAGCCTCTGTTGGTACTTTATCTAAATTTGGATTAGGCTTTGATAGTTCCCTAATTAGTTGCCTTCCATTTGGATTAAACATCATGTAGGCCATCTTTTGCTCATCAGCAAACCCTACCATCAGTCTCCAAGAGTCAACCACAGTCTGTACACCGTACTTAGCAATAGCCCCTTTTAGAGCACCGGCACCCTCGGCAGCGGTTCTTGCCGCTTGATTAAACTGTGCTGGATCTAGGTCCATAAACGAAGACCTACGCTGGATTCGTTGAATCTGCTCTAACCCTGTCCTAAACAAATTCTTTTCTTCTTTAGTAGGAAAGAGCCACTGTATGTCTGCATCTTTTAATCCACCAAGTTGTTTTAATGCTGTTCCAACATCAAACTTAGGACTTCCAGCAGCGGCGGCATCTCCAATACGGGCAGGTTCTAATATCTGTCCTAATCCTTGGCTTCTAAGCGATTCCCAGATGTCTGGACGAGCACTACGGAGCACAGCAGCGGCATCTGCTTTCTGTGTTGCTGGCAAGTTAACAAACTTAGATACAACATCTTCAGGCACCAAAGCATTAGCCGAAGGCTGGTCAAAGTATTTTACAAGCGGTTTAGACGCATAGTCATCCAAAACTTGTAGGTTTTCTCTAAATGCATCCCTAGCCTGCTTCAATGTCCCAGCACCACGCACACCTGACTCAGCCGCTTCATTTAAATCATCTCTAAACGCCCCTAAAACCTGTCTAGCAATGCCTTTTACAACACCAGGGGAAGCGTCTGCAAATTCCGACACTTTTTTACCAGGAACGGAATATGTACCTTTATAAGCTGCGTCGCCCCAAGCAGATAAATTTTGCTGTAATCTATCTATACTAATATTGTTTGGAGACACTGTTGTTGTGGCTTCTGCAAAAGGAACACCACGTTCATCCACAAGTCTACCACCAGTTGTTGTAGTGGTTGTTAGTTCTCCTTTAATTCTACGCAAAGAACCAACTATTGCTTGCATACCAGGAACTTCTGGATTGTCATACTGAGCAATCAATCGATCAATGGTTTGTTGCACATTGTTTGTCGGTATGATTGAAGACGAGCCTGCCTCTTCTTTTGCTTTATTAAAATTAGCAGTATTGGTTGCTTTAAACTTATTTTGTAATTGTGTTGCAAAGTTGTCGTAGGCTTTATAAATACCTTGGGTAATCTGCTCTGCATTTAGGTTAGGATTAGCACTAAACTTTTGTATATTTCCTAAAAATCCATCAACAGATTGAGCCTGTGCTACGTCAAAAGCTGACGCAACTGGGCCTGCTTGTGCAGACCGTCTAATCTTCTCTTCTTGAAGCAGAGCTAAAGGTGCGCCAGTACGTTGACCGGCGGTTTCAGTGATACCTGTTTCAGGTTGAGTTACAGGTCCTTCTATTCCTTTTGGAGCAGCGCCAGCCCGTGCTCGTGTGGCAGCAACACCGCTAGGCGCTAGTAATCCTACCGCCATTTGAGCAGCCGGTGAAGACGGAAATAACTCTTTTGCTGCTACGTTTGAGATCAAACCACCAAGACCCCCTACTAAAGCGCCGCCTAACATACCTACTGGGCCTAATGTTGCGCCTGTAGCTGCGCCAAAACCAGCGCCTGGGCCTACACCTTCCCCCGCTCTAAAGAACCTTTCATACCCTGGAAAGTCTGCCTCTGTTTTAATTCCTAATGCTTTTGCACCTTCTTCTATTCCAGAAGTCTTTCCAGCAACCTGCCTTGCTATGTCTACAGGCAATACAGGAAGAGTAGTTACACCGTAACCACCACGAGCAGCCCCAGCGGCAAATGCTTGAGAAGCCTTAGATATACTAAAAGATTCTTGCTCTCTTTTTGCTAACTCTGCTTCAAGTTCTTGTAAAGATGCCATTTCTTACCCTTACTATTTTGGTTGACGGCGGCGAGCAATCTCAGCCCGAAGTTCTTCATCAGTCATCTGAGACGGTGGTTTAGGACCACCTCCTGGAGCAACAATATCAAGGTTCGGAGTAAACCCTTCAAAACTACCTCTGTTTTTACGGTAATAATCCAAGGCCCTTGTTGCCTCATTAAGTTGATCTTTGTTGGCCTTAACAAGTGCATTAAGGATTGCACGAAGACCTTCTGGCGAGTTAGAAACATTTGGTAAAGACTCTAAAGCAAACTTTACGTCAGCATTAGAAGGGTTGTATCCAAACTGTTTAATAATGCTCTGTAATAGATTTCGTGTTTGAATGTTAAACTGCTCTGTGTTAGAAACTGCCTTTCTTGCCTCTGCGGTACTAATCCCAAACGTATCGAGCGCCTTTAAGAAACCAGTACGGGCCTCTGCTGCGGTTCCCCCAATAATTCCTTGAGGAGAGTCCAGAAGTTTTTGCATATTGTTTAGAACCGGCAATGCTTTTTGTGCTGATTTTTGAGATAATTTATAATCTTTAGCGTCTTCTTTATCAATATCAAGAATATTTTCTTTCCCTTTAATTTCAATCTTAGAAGCACCAGCTCCAGCAGTTCTACGAGCAGCCTCATTACGCTCTTCTATAAACCGTTTAGCGCCCTCTTCGGTACCAAACTGTCGTACTAACTCATTTAAACGAGTACGTTCAGCAATGGTTATAGGAGTTTCTGTTTTCTCTCTAGTTGCTTGAGCCAACGAGGCTATACCAGCAGCTTGTCTCTGGAAGCCCTGCATCCGTTCAGATTCCAACTTAGCAGCTTGTTGAGCCGCCTGTTGAGCCAAGGTAGTTACGCCTAATTTAGCCGCAGAAGAAGACAACCTCTTAAAAAACTCTGGTGACGATGCATCACCGTCTGAGGCTTGTAAGGCTTCTTGGTAAGCCTGCTGGCCCAACTGAGCCTGCTGTAGCCTCGGGTCTTGCACAGAAGGCAGGCCGAATAGCGTGTTAACAACGCCTCCTAAGGCACCGCCTAATTGCTGACCAGCCCTAGCAGCACCAAGCATTGTAACCTGCTGTGGAGTTAACTTAGCCTGCTCTAGTAACCCACGTTCACGTTCAGCCTCGATAGCCTGCTGTATCAATTGCGGATTATAAGAACCAAATAATGTTTGCTCTGCCATTTGTATTTCCCTTTACATTGGGGTGTAGCCACCACTCATATTTTCAAGACCTGAAGAACTTCCAAAATAACCACCTGCGGTATCAATGTCAGGATTATAAGCAAAGCCACTGCCGCTACCTGTTCCCATTGGATAATATGCAGATGCTGTAGATTGTGGTGCTGGTGCCTGTTGCTGACCAAACCCAAGACCTTTAAAGAACTGGTTCATCAGGTTCTGACCTGCTAACTGATTAGCGGCAATCTGTTGTTGCTGTCCACCAAGCCTAGTCTGTGCTGCTTCTAAACCACCTCTTAGTAGCATCTGACCAGCCTGTGCCCCTGCTGTTGCTGTTCTGCCACCCAACTGAGCACCGATATCCAAAGGCTGCTGACCTGCTTGCTCAAGCAACTGAGACACACCAAACTGAGTCTGAAACGGCGCTAATGCTGATGTCTGTAGTTTACCGGCTTCACCAAACAATCCAGCACCATAAGCAATACGATTCCTTGCCTCTTGCTCTGCCTGTGCAGCTAATTGCAGGTCTTGTGTACGTCTTGCTGTAGCCAATGCAGCCAACTCAGGCTGACCAATATCGCCAATGTTAAGGCCTGCACGACCACGACCAAACACAGAAGCACCTAAGCGTTGCTCTTCACGCTGACGGATAGGATCAAGCATGGCATACTGTTCTTGCAGATACTTGGCTCTAGCCTGCTCTGGGGACTGTGCAAGATACTGTTGACCTAGACCAAACAAGGTCTGAGAAGGCGCTACAGCACGTTCAGCAAGGCCTAGACTGTCTCCATAGAGGGCAGAGAGCCTGTCTTGCAGTGCTTGTATCTCTGGCGATGTAGTATAACTAGCACCAGTAAGGCGACCTTCAGGGCCAAACTGAAACTGTGATTGACCAAATCTAGTAGAGATTCCTACAGGTCTAAATCTGGCTTCTTCGGCTGCTAATCGAGCGGCTTCTAATTGCTGATCGGCTGCATATCTAGTTGCGGCTGCTTGCTTTGAAGCTGCTGATCTTGCTCCACTAGCGCCTATAACGGCTCCGACTACTTCACTCATTTAGATTACCTCTTTTTCTAAAATATAACCAGTTAGTTTAAATCCAAACTTCTTCTCAAATGCTTTATAATTACGTTTAGTGCCCATGAGTATCTTCTTGTAGCCTAACTGCTTTGCTAGTTCATTGAGATAGATATTCCAGTAATGCCCATCACCATAAACTTGCAGAGCAACTAAAGCATCATCGTGCTCAGTCCAAGACATAAAACCATGTTCATTCTCAACTAAGTTGTCTAATCTAATTCTGGTATCTTTAGACTTAGTTAGGTATTCTTTTATTTGTTCTTTATTCATCAGGCCTTCATAATGTAGCAAAGTGCATAGTATGGTGGCAGGTTAGTTCCTGAAGTACCAGTAAAGGTTGCTGTGTGCGTATGTGAGTCACCGTTAGATGTCCCTGTGCTTGTAGACCCTGAAGCGGCGCTTCCACCAGTAGACCAAGTACCATAACTAAGAGCAGAATCATCAGGAGTACCGCCACCAAAAATATTATAGTTACCTTGGTTATTTTGGGGAACTGTAACAGACCCTGGACCAACCATCTGGTGATAGTGTTTAGGCATCTGTGCTTCAGTCAGCGCAGTACCGGCAACACTAATAGAACCAGCAGGGGTTGCAGTAGCAGAGCCTCCAGTGTCACCTACGGTGTAAGTAGAACCAGCACCAACAACAAACTTATCTCTTAAGTCAGGAGTGCTGTTAGAGCCGTTACAGAGATACCAACCAGACGGTATAGAAGCAGCAGAGCCTGACCAGATGATGATACCGCCACTAGGGAACGCCGCAGCTACAGCAGTAGCAACAAAGGCTGTGGTAGCAACCTGAGTAGTGCTAGTGCCAGAAGATGCTGTAGGCGCTAATGGAGTGCCTGTAAAGGTAGGGCTATTGCTGTCTGCCTTGGATGATATAGCAGATGCGATAGCGGTGTATTCTGCATCAATCTCAGTGCCCTTGATAACCTTTGCTGGATTACCAGTGCTAAGGCTGTCTTTAGATGCAAAGTTAGTTGCTTTCGTGTAATTGCTCATACTGTTTTCCCTTGTGCGACATAGACATCGATTTTCTGAATAGAAAGAGGATCACCATTTAATTCTGCTTCTAAGCCCAGTTGCATAACAGCCCCGTTACCGCCTGCATTGATCTGGAACTGGTCTAGGACAACACCGTTGGAGAACTCAGCAATGTTGTATTCCCCAATATTATACTCGTAAACTACGCCGATGTCAAGTGTTTTTGTTTCACTATTGTAATTTTCTTTGTAATCAAAGCCCCATTTGATGGCTACGGCATCTCCAGAGCCTCCAATAACCACAAATCCTATCTTTTTAAGGACTTTTAAGGCTGTTGGGCTACCAAAGTCAAAGTAGTTGGTGTAATACTGTAGACGGTAGGTAGAGGCATTATCTAGGTGTCCAAAGTATCGACCAATATACCCAGGCTTGCCCAGCAGCAGTTGCTTAGACTGATTGACAAACAAGGCCTTTGGATCAAGGCTATCCCATATGGTGACACGGGCAGAACCGTCTTGAAGGGCACCACGCATATCAAAGCAGTAGGTAGCCTTGGTTGCTGGCAGGGTAAGCAGGTAAAAGGCATCCCGGTCATAGTAGACAGACTTGATGGTGCTGGCTGTCTCTGAGGCTACAGCGGCAATGAGGTCATCACGGACGTTCTTGGACATATCCCGCATAGGCAGGGACTTCTCTTGGATGACCCGTTGGAGACTACGCACACCAGAGTCAGACAGGAAGATAATATCCGTGCCTGTGTTCTGTACAGAGTCCCTAGCAATACAGCCTACATTGGGGATAAAGTCTGCCAAGGCCAAGGAAGTGACATCTATGGGGTTGCTGTAGATAGCAATGTTGTTCCTACCAAAGATGATTAGGAAGCCGTTGTGGGCCGCTAGAGCGATAATCTG